TTGCAGACCGTACTGACGAAGGTACTGTCTCTAAGTGGGGCAAAGAGTTTATGAATGCACACCTTCTCGGTGTAATGACTGGTAAGGGCTTTGAGGGCACTTCATACGGTCGTGATGTTATCGAGAAAGCTGGTGTAACATACGCATCTGCACAGCCTAACATTGCTACTGAAGTATCTGGCCAAATCGAGAAAGAGATCATGCGTGAGTTGAAGCTTGCACGTGCTTTCCGTGAAATTCAGATTAACTCACAAGCACAAGTATTGCCAATTCAGCAAGACACTGGTTTGGCTGCATTCCAGAGTGGTGCTAATACAAGTGGTAACCTGACAACTCGTGCCGCAGCTGCTCCACAGCCTGCACAAGTAGTCTTGAAGGCGTTCCGTTTGATCTCTACTACTCTCATGGATAACCATGTAGACGAAGAGGTTCTTATCAACTTGATGCCAATGCTTGTTGAGTCTGTTGCTCGTGCTCACGCTCGTGCTGTAGACAATGCTCTGCTTAACCACACAACTGCTGGTAGTGCCAACGACTTTGACGGTCTGGTCGCAACTGCAGGCACTAACGTCTTATCAGTGTTGAACAACACAACTCCTCAAGCTACTCCAGACACTGTAGAAGCTTCTGAGTTCTTGTCTGCACGTAAGATGATGGGTAAGTATGGCATGATGCCTGATGAGCTCGTATATGTTGTATCACAGAACCGTTACTATGATCTGATTTCAGATCCTGGTTTTGCTGATATCACAGACGTAGGCTCTGATATTGCTACTAAGCTCACTGGTCAAGTTGGTTCAATCTTCGGTACTCCCGTAATTGTATCTGACAACTTCCCAGCTGAAGCAGATGGCGCAGCAGTAGGCCTTGCGGTCAACGTTCGTAACTTCGTTATTCCACGTCTCCGTGGCGTAAATGTAGAGCAAGACTACGAAGTAATGAACCAGCGTAACGTTATCGTTGCTACTCAATCACTCGGCTTTAACCAGCTAGTGGCTGACACTGCAGCAGATAAGTCTGTTATCGCTCTCAAGCGCGTAGATGCATAATCTAGCGTGACATAAACTGGGGAGGTTTTCCTCCCCAAGTTTTTATTAATTGATTTATTATGGCTGATTTAATAACTCTTCGTGAGTATAAAGACATGGAAGGCATAAATAACCCGAAAGACGATTATAATCTTTCGCAACTTATTTCGTCTGTAAGTCAATTAATAAAAACTTATTGTGGTAATAGTATTATTGACCACTATGCTGTTAATAAGACAGAGACTTTTAATATGGAGTGGCAGACTCACTTGGTACAACTTACCGAGAGTCCTGTTAATACTATTGTCTCTGTAGAAGTTAGAGATTCAGTCACCTCTAGTTACTCGACCGTGCAACCTACAGACTATTATCTTGACCAAAACACGGATACTGTATTCTATGTGACTGGATCTACCTATAAAAACTGGCCTCGAGGCCCAGGAGCTGTTCGTGTTACATATACCGCAGGGTATTTAAATACGCCTCTTGACTTGAAGTTGGCAGTAATTGATTTAGTTACTTATTATTTTAGGGACGAGTATAAAGAGCGCCGTACTTTAGCAGGCGCAACTCTCCAAAACCCAGGCTCTAGTAGCCAAGACAGCAGTGTCGCTTTTCCAGATCATATTAAGCGAATACTAGATCTGTATAAAAACCACTAGTGAGTACTGCAAGTTTACTATCATTTTTAACGAAGTTGGATAAAGAATTTGAGCGTACAACGCCCAAACAAAAACGATTAGAGTATAATCTACTAACTCATACATTTAGTTATGATGAAAGTATTTTTGTGAGGGAAATGGAAAGCGAGTTACAGTCTAAAAGCATAAAACTCAGTTCGGATAGAAAGTCTGAAATACAGCGTCTTGCAGAGCTTTTTTCAACTAGTCTATATAAAGATATAGTAGCCCTAAATCAAGTTGCAGAAGCAAAAAGCGGTATAACGCGACTTAAAGGAGGCTCCAAGTCTTTTTCATTTGTATTTACTACAGATATACGTACAGGTAAGACTCCTAATGGCTGGGCTCAAGGACAGGCTGATGTTTTTGATAAAATAAAAGTTTCTTACTCAAATTCGTACAGGAACTTCTTCTTTGGCCTTAGAAGGATGCTTAAAGAAGGCACTAAAGGCAGAGAGTCTTTTGATAGAAACTACAGATTTAAAGAAGATTTAGATACTCCTACAAAAGGTAGAATGGGGCACTCTGGGCACGCAGAGGGAGAGGGTATCGTAGAAACAATGACTCGTGAGTTTTTTGACAAACATGCCAGCACGGTATTTAATGCTAAAACAGGAAATGTCTCAACCGAACAAGAGTTATTATCAGACTTAAATAAAATGGGTGTTGATTTAAGTTTTATGAGAAGCACTAGTGATATGACTCAAAATATTAGTCTTATAGGCGCTGGTGGAAATATTCTAGCTGGAAATCAGATGAAGAAAAAACTCGAAGATGCTAGAAAGCGACTTAAAAAATTAATAAATAATCCAAGTATGTTGAATACTATAGCAGACTTAGAAGGCTCTGACAGCTTAAAAACTATAAAGAGAAAACAAACAGTATCAAAAGTAACAAAACCTTTTAAAAAAATAGCAGGTGTAAACGTAAAAACAGAAGATATAAATATAAAGCATAGCACCTCAACAGTATCGAAAAAGAAAAGAAGCACAGGTAAAAAAGGGAAGTCTCCTTCTACCGTTAAAGTAGCGGGGTTATCTTCTTTAAGAAAAGGAGAAAAGCCTAAAAAATCTCCTTATTCTATAGCAAGTTACATAGGTATTTTCAATCAACAACTTCCTGGAGCTGTGGCTAGAAATATGATCTCCCCTGCTTTACAGTACCAATCGGGAAGATTTGCAGCAAGTACTAGAGTTACCGAGATTACTCAAACTGCGCAAGGATTTCCTAGTATTGGGTATACCTATATGAGATATCCTTACGAAACATTTGAGCCAGGAAATGCTCAAGGATCCGTAGAACGAGACCCACGAAAATTAATTGATAAGTCAATCAGAGAAATAGCCGTTCAGTTTGCTATTGGAAGATTTTATACTAGGAGAGTGTAAGTGTCTGAAAAAGAGTATATAGTCGTTCTCAATAAAGGAGTTGATTTTCATCAATTTCATGAACGAATGGTTGACTTTCAAGGCGAGGATGGAATTCCTAATCGCCAAGTAGAAGTAGCAAATGAAAGGCCTGCTAGTACTAGACAGGCTAATTATTATTTGACTGAGCTAGAGGCACATGTTTTGCGGCCTCACCCAGACGTACTCGCAGTTGAAATTCCATACTGGCAAAATCCTGATATAGAGATAGGCCCTTCAGGTGTAGGAGCGGACCCTGAAAGAACTTATAGAAAATACGGACAGATAGTAGAATTTAGTGCAGGGGAAGGGTACCCTTGGCAGTTTCCTCAATCAGGAGGGATAACAAATAAAGCAGAACCTTGGAATGTACAATCCGATGGCACCTTTACTAATAATTACACTGGTGTTTATGCTTATGGTGCTGACGGCGAAGGTGTAGATATAGTTATTCAAGATACCGGAATAGATGCAGAGCACTATGAGTTTCAAGATGCAAATGGCATAAGTAGAGTTAATAAAATTGATTGGGCAACTACAACTGGAATAGGTACAAGCCCTTCTAACCTTAATGATTACTACAGAGATTGGGAGGGTCACGGAACTCATGTAGCAAGTACTGCCGCTGGTAAAAGTATGGGCTACGCTAGAGGAGCTCAAATTTATGCTCAAAAGCTTCAATTTGGAGCTATGTTACCACAGTTCGGAGGCTTACAAGATTATACTGCTTATACAGATTGTTTCGATCAAATAAAAATATTTCATAGGAATAAAGCTGTAGACTCCAATGGAAATAAGCGGCCTACTATTGTAAATATGAGCTGGGGCTCTACTTATACAATCAGGTCTGACTATATTAGTTCAGTTAACTATAGAGGTAGTGTATACTCTTCGGCAGCAGATTTACGGCCAAATAATGATGTACTGCAGGATCATACTCATAGAAATCTACATTATGGAATTTCTGCCTCTTATATAAATAGTGATACTGCAGTTTCAGGGGGCACCAACTATTCTTACATCACTTCTAAGATTCCCGCGTACTCAGCCTCGATTGTAGCAGATATAGAAGAGTTAATTGATGAAGGAGTCCATGTAGTTATATCAGCAGGTAATACCAATGAGTATATTGCACATGACACTCATGTTGATTGGAATAATACAATTACTTTTGCAACACCCAGCCCTGCGCCAGGAACTCCTTGGCCTGGTTTAACTTCAGGCACTCACTATCTGCACAGAGGCGGAGTACACCATCCCGAAGCTTTTATAGTTGGTAATCTAAATTTAGATTACAGAAATACTTTTCAAGTAGGAGATACAGGAGCGCCTTCAGGGCCTAAAAAGATAGGTATAGCCGCTAGTTCTGGAAGAGGCCCGGGAGTTTCATTGTGGCACCCCGGATCTCAGATACTAGGAGCCTCCAGCAGGAGTGGCCCTTATGTGCATACGACGGACCCGTCTCGAACAATTCCAGAAAATAAAATGATTGGTCAGGGGGCTACAGAGATAACGCACCCCCTAGACGCTACGGAAGGTTTACTTAAATTAAGTGGTACTTCGATGGCGGCTCCTGGAGTTGTGGGAATTTTATCTTGTATTTTAGAAAAAAATCCCGGACTAACTCCGGCACAGCTAAAAACTTTTGTAGAAACTTCATCTAATAACGCTACTATAGAGGACGCTATTCAAGAGGGGTACCCAGACGACCCTGCTTACATAGATGGAATTTCATTTGCTGGAGTACCAAACATAGGGTGGAGAAGCCACCTGCCTGCTGCTGGAGGTGGTCTGATGGGAGGCCCCAACAGAATGGCCTATCAGCAGTATAATACAGTACCTCCAAGTTATTCTATTTCTTTACCTAGTACTACTCTAACGGTAGGAACACCAACAACTGTTACAATAACAACAACAAATGTTGCAGATGGAACAATTTTATATTGGGAGGCTACTCCAACCACCAGCTTTCAAACAACAAATGTTGCTTCGGGGCAAGTTACTATAACATCAAATACAGGTTCTTTTACTTTAACTGCTGTTTCAAGCACTGCTACACAAGGAAACTTAACAATTAGAAGTGGGAGTGCCACGGGTACTGTTGTAGCAAGTTCTAGCTTTACAATTGCTGCAGCCCCTCCAGCGCCTCCAGCGTCTTCTTCAAGTAGTGGAACTCCTACAACATATGTAGGAAGACCTCATACTACTAGACGCTCTTCTATTGTAGAGGCGTTAGTCAGGGAACTTAAAAAAATTGATGGAAGTGCAGATTTTTTAACAGATGTATTTAATAATGTGCATCCAAGATTAAAGTTTTGGGACGAAATAGAAGAGTTTCCTGCAATTCATTTAAATGCAGGATCTGAAACTAGAGAGTACCAAGCTGCAGGGTACCGAGACAGATATCTAACTATAACGCTTAGATGTTATGTACAAGAGGAAGATGCAGCACTGGCGTTGGATAAGCTACTTGAAGACGCAGAAACAATACTAGATGAGCAAGGCCAATTGTCTTATACAGATAAGCAAGGGGTTGCTCAAAAAACAATTGACATTAAAATAGTCAGTATAGAAACTGACGAAGGAGTACTTGAGCCATATGGAGTCGGAGAGATTCTAGTACAGGTTCATTACTAAAAGAAAATGCTGGCACGAATCAAACGATTCACGACCTAGCCTTTTCAAGTACATAGGAGATATACTATGCCAGCACCACAATTACAACTAGCTAGAGATACGCACGTCTATGCGGAGAAGGATGGTTACTTTTGGAAAGTTCCCGTACTAGACGGATTTTCTTTTTCACAATCAAACGCAACAACAGAAGTTACTCTTTCGGAAATGGCTGGGGCAAATAACAGCTCCCGTCGTGGACGAAAACTGTTTACTGACGCTTTTGAGCCAGCAGAGTGGAACTTGCAGATGTATGCTCGTCCCTATGATGTTACGAGCCCTGCTGTTTCTGGAAGTACTGATGAAGTTTTTTGGGCTAACTTTGTTAATGCAGGTGCTTATGACCACAGTACACGATTATTCACAAATGGCGTGGACAAAGGTACAGCAGCTCATATGGACATTGACTTTGATTCAAGCAACGTAGCGGCTCTTGAAACTTTTAATCTGTACTTCGTACTGGGTGCTTGCGGCACGGCCGCTAGTGCTTATAACGCAGGGCCAGGCAACCCTCAAACAATCTATAAAGTTGCAAATGCCGTATGTAACTCTGTATCAATGGACTTTGATATTGATGGTATTCTTACTCTTGATTGGAGTGGATTAGGTACTTTAATTTCAGAAGAAGCCGCTATGCCAGTTATTTCACCTACATGGGATACTAAGATTATTAGCGATGGTATTGCTCACAGTGAGGCTAACTTTATTCGAAACCGCCTTACTACTTTAGGCGTAGCTACTGCGGGCCCGGTGGCGCCCTTTGCTGAAACGTCGTATGAGCTAACACTAACAGGCGGAAATATTAGTTTTGAAAACAATATCACTTTCTTAACGCCTGAAGAGCTTTGTGTAGTTAATCAACCTATTGGTAATGTTACAGGTACTCGAAATATCTCTGGAAGCTTTACTTGCTACTTGAATGCAGGGGACACCGTGAGTGGTGCAGGTACAAGTGCGGATTTATTTGATGATCTTGCTTCAGGTACTGGCGTTGTTACGAACAGTGCAGATTTAACCTTTTCTATTGGAGGAGGCGCCGCACCTAAAGTTGTGGTAAATGTACCTACCGCACACTTAGAGATTCCTACGCACTCAATCGAAGACGTTATTAGTCTAGAGGTAAATTTCCACGCACTTCCCGGAGATCTTGATGAAACTAACGAAGCTACTTTAGAGTACCACAACTCGTAATAAAAAATATTAAGTGATTTTTAAACGGGCTACGGCCCGTTTTTTCTATTCACCTTCCAAAAATAATTCTTGACAAAACACCTTTAATAAAGTAATATACCATATTGTGAGGAGATAAAAAATGCCGGCTTTTAATTTTAAGAAGAATACCAAACTGGCTTTGGTTAGGCCGGGCATTAGTGTTCATGAGATTATGCCAGAACAGGAAATTTCTTTCTCACAAACTTTTACAGAGATGACTCAGTCTGTAAACACCATACACTCTCCACAGTACTTCGAAAGATCAACGATTGTTAAAGCAAATCCAGCATCTTTTTCTTTTACTGTGAATATTTATAAAGAGAGTACCGGCGCAAGCGTTTTATTTGACAGATTAATAGAGTGTGATACATTTGACTTGTACTTTGTGGCAGATGAAAGTATTTTTAGACTTCAAAACGCAGTTCTAGCTTCAGGATCGTTTCAAATTAATAGAAACAGTCTGATGAAACTAGAGCTAGAAGGTGAAGCTGAAAGACTTATCAGAATTGCTTCAAATAATACTAATCAGCTACCTCAGACTACATTTAATAACTTTATTGCTACACTGTCAGAAAGTTACACTAGCCATCCTAGCTCCCCTACTATACTTATTCCTGACGTTACAGTACGATTAGATAATACTAATATTACTGAAGGCGTCTTTGGCATATCAGCAGAAATGCAAAATGACATTAGCTGGACGGGGTATGATACAATACACCAAGGATTGAGCGTAACTAACAGCTCGAATGCAATGTACCCTAGTGGGTTCACTGTAGATAAAAAAATATTTTCTGGAAATATAAGAAGATATTTAGAGGATGGGTCAGATAGCAGTTTTATGAACTTTAGCCCTTCCTCAACTTTACGAATAGAAGCAGGCAAGGACTACTCAGGAAGCTTTGCTGGACTAGACTTTAATATGCCTACTGTTTCGTTCACGAATAGGGTCTCCCCTGCAGAACTGTATAGTCAAGCCTTTGATTGGAGACTTACAGATAACACTACGTTAAGTAGTATTTTACAATATAACACTATATAAAGGAGTAGTTTAGAATGGATTTAAAAAAATTAATGGTTGACGTTAAGGAAGTTTGGGTAGATTTTCCTGGACTTTCAGGTTTTAAGGTCAAAGTTGCAAACCTTTCGCGAAAAGAGCTAACAAATCTTCGAAAGCGCTGCACCGTACAAAAGTTTGATAGAAAGACTCGTCAAGTAGTAGAAACTCTTGATGAAGAAAAGTTTGTTACTGAGTTTAGTGGAGCAGTGATCAAAGGATGGGAGGGCTTAACTCTTGAAAACCTTGAGACACTTCTTTTAATTGATACAGAAGGAAAAGACTTATCTGAAGAGCTTCCTTATACCGATGAAAACGCAGAGGTTCTTGTTTCTTCTTCAACCGAATTTGATACATGGCTTAACGAGGTAGTCTTTGATCTAGACAACTTTCGTACAGACGCAAAAAGAGGAAGCACTGAGTCGTCTGGAGAAGCTGTATAAAAATTTAGAAAGTAATATGACTAGAGAGCGCTATCTAGAAATGATGGAGCAGCTAGGCAAAGAACCTATTGAGTCTGAGATACCTCCCAGCTGGGAGGACTTTCCAGAAGATATTATAAGTTCAATAAATATATTTAATCTTTTAGGTGACAGAGTCTACCCAGAGATTGGGTATGTTGGAAAAGATTACACAAACTTACCTATACTAACTGATGTATACGGAGTGAATGATACAGAATTTTTAATGGATGTACTAAATTTTCTGGACTCAAGAGCTATCAAACAGTCTTCTGAAAGTTTAAAGAAGGAGCGAGATAAGCTAAAGAGAAAAACGAGTGGCCCAAAATGAAATTAATATTAAGGTAAAGATTTCTGATGATGGAAGTCTTTCACTCGTGTCTCAAAAAGCTGAGCAAGCTGCAAAGTCGACAGAAAAGTTAGCAAATTCTCGTGATCGTTACTCCAAAGGGGAAAAAGGAGTAGCAGGAGCTACGTCTAACAGCACTAAAGCATTTAGTAAGATGCAACAAAGTATAGGCTCTGGAAGTAGTGGCCTTGTTGCTGCTTATGCAACTTTAGCAGCAAACATATTTGCACTTACAGCAGCTTTTGGAGTTCTTCGTAGAGCTGCCGCTTTCGAGCAGCTAACAGCAGGACTGGATGAGGTAGGAGCTGCTTCAGGCAGAAATTTACCTTTTACTGCAAGAAAGCTACAAGAAGTTACAGACGGTGCTATTAGTGCAGAACAAGCATTAAGGGCCACTGCTGTAGCTTCCTCCGCCGGATTCTCGAGCGGACAACTTGAAAAACTAACTAAAGTAGCAAAAGGCGCCTCAATTGCTTTAGGAAGAGACATGGGCGATGCTTTAGATCGTTTGGTTAGAGGTACAGCAAAGCTAGAGCCAGAAATTCTAGACGAATTAGGGATTATTGTAAGGCTTGATGACGCTACAAGAGACTATGCCGCAGCACTAGGCAAAACTGCGACTGACTTAACAACTTTTGAACGACAACAAGCATTTTTGAATGCTACTACTGAACAAGGTCTTAAAAAGTTTGGAGATATCGCAGAATCTTTAGACGCTAACCCTTACGATCAGCTTGCAGCTAGTTTCGCAAACCTAGCTCAAACAGGGCTAGAATTAGCAAATAAAGTTTTAGTGCCTATTGTAAATCTTTTAGCAGAAAGCCCGGGAGCCTTGCTGGGTGTTTTAATATTATTTACAAAAAGTATTGCTTCCAGCCTACTGCCTTCTATAGGGGCAATTGCTATAAAATATAGAGAAGTAGGGACAGAGGCGTCTAAAGCATTTAAAGCTTCGAGTAAAGTAATAAATAAAGAATTCGCATTACAACAAAAAGCAGTAGGTACCCTAGCTGCTAGTACTAAAGTGCTTCCCGCTAGTGTTCAAAAACTGGTTCCTGCATTTAAAAATGGAACTCTTTCTGCAAAAGAACTAAACATCGCCGTAGTTAACCTTAAAAAGTCTGAGAGCCTTCGAGCTGTAGCTTTGAAAAATTATACTGGAGAAACCCTTGCAGCAAAAGAGCTAGAATTAGCCGCTATAAGACAACTTCGAATAGAAACAGAAGCTCTTCAAGCAGCAGAATCTAAAAGACTAGTAGCAGGCGCCGCAGGGTCTGCGGCGGGTGCACAAAGTCGTTCCGGTACGCGCGCAGGAGGTGTATTTGATAAAATTGCAAGCGTCGGAGCTTTAGGAGGCTTTGCCGCTGCTTTAAAAGGGACTAAACTAGAATTTAAAGATACAATAAGAACTTTCAAGAAAGAAGGTAAAGCTCTTGGAGGTGTTGCAGCCAGAGCTAATCTAGCTACAAATAGTTTAAGAGGTGTAGGGCTCGCAGCTAGATTTGCTGGAGCTGCTTTCTTAAATGCAATTCCAGGTATTGGAACGTTTCTCTTTCTTTTATCTATGCTGGCATCGTTCTTGCCAGAGAGTTTTATAGAGTTCTTTACTAGAGGAAATAAAGTTGTTGATGAGGCAACAGAAAGATTTGATAATTTTGGAAAAGTTGCGAGTAAGCTCGACCAATATTTAGCAGGCGATAGAACGGCTAGAGAGGCGAGCAACGCAATTCTTAGAACTCGTATAGGCCTTATGCGAGAACTATCCGCGAGTATAAACCAAGTTGTAGAAAACTCTGAAAGCGAGGCTGAGGCTCGTCAAAATGTTGCACTTGTTGCTCAAGAGTTTTTGAAGAATAGCAAGGCTAAGGGAACCTTAGATATAGTAGGTAAAGAAGCCGAAGGGGTAATTAAGAATATACGTAGGGCTATGACATCGGGTAGAGATACAGGCTTCGCTCAAGAGCTTATTGAGGGCGCTATTGAACCGCTCGCAAGTGTAGATAGCTCTATTGAGGGAGTTGGTGGAGCAATATCCGAAGTTAAAACAGCTTTTGCTGATTTTGGAAGGTCAGCTAGAGGGCCTATGGCTGATATAATTCAACGACTTAGAGCTTTAAATAACGAAGCAGTAAAGGCGGCTGAGGGTGTAAAAGGCTTAGATGCCGGATTAAAAGAAGCAGACACTAAAGATTTATTCGAAATAGCAAAAAAACTTTTAGTAGTTACAGGTTCAATGCCCTCACTAGAAAAGGCTGCCGGAGTTTTAGCAGACGAAATAGAACGACTAGATCTTTCCTATATAGCAGCAGTAGAAAAATCAAAAGAACTTATACAACAATCAAAAGAAGTAGGAAAAGTCGCAAAAAACAATGCTTTTGCAGCCGGCCTACAAGTAGACTTACAAAATAAAGCTTTGGATTCGGACCTTGCGGCCCTTCTTGCCAGAGAGAAGCAAGCCAAATACATGGATGATGGCATTAAGAAGACTCGAGAGCTCGCAGACATAGCAGCAGAGCGGTCTAGGCTTGAAGCAAAAAGAGTTACAGATGAAGAAAAAAGTCTTACAGTTGTGACTGCAATTGTAGGAGCTCGACGAAGAAATCTTTCAATAGCACAAAAATTAGCCGGTTTACAGCGAAGCACTTTAGAGCTCGAGTTACAGGCGACAAAAGCAACAAAACAACAAAAAGTAGGCAGAGCACTGACTCCAGAAGAAGAGATTGCTATCGAGGAAAGTTTCTTATCTCGAAAGTTGGCAATGGAAGATAAGGCTCTAAGTAACAAATTAGAAGCAATTAGACTAGACTTTACACTGTTAGCAAAGCAAATCGAGTTTGAAAAAGCAAGAATTAAAGATCTAAAAGCAATTCATGGAGATACTTCGTCCTCTGCTGTTGATAGTGTATCTCCAGTTAATGTATCTAATGTGACATCTGAGATGGAGCAACTTCTTAAGGATGCAGCGGGCTTTAATAAAATAATACTGACTGGTGCGGCGGATGCAAAAATAAGGTCCCTTACGCTTAGAAGAGCGCAACTTGAGGTAGAAAAACAACGCGCCCACACAGATGCTTTAAGAGATGCGGGCTTAGATATTCTAGCAAATACGAAAGAGCAAATAACTGTAAATAGGGAAATAGGAGATATAAGAAAGGAGATAAATAATTTAATTCGTGACGGACAGGGAGGCTCTATAGCTGTTCTCGAAAAAGAACTAGCACTTATAGGTTTAATAGCTAAGAAAAGAAAACTTACTGGAGAGAAAGCTCGGGCCTCTTATGATACCCTAGGACAAATGATTGGAGGTGGAACCGGTACTGCAATTAGTAGTATGGGAGATATTGCAAGTTTAACTGCTCAAAAAGGATTAGACGAAAAGCGTTTAGGCAAGCAAACAGCTGCACGAGATGCCATGTCCTTAAAAGTCATGGACATGGAAGCAAGAGGCGCTCCAATAGATGAAATTAATGCGTCGAGAGAAGCATTAGGAAAACTCAAAGAAGACGTTCTTACGAGCAAAGAGGTTATTCTTTCAACAAACGATGAAATAACTAGATCCGTATTTAATACTTTTTCTACGGCTTTTTCCAGCATGGCCGAAGACCTTAGCGCTTTAGGCCCTGAGGGGGCTGTAGCAGGCGCTCTAAGTGCCGGTGTTGGCCAAATGATAGCAGATGTAGGCTCCCTTAGGGATGTAATTCAAAGTACTTTTAAAGGAGTTGCTCTTGAAAGTTTTGAAGCTTTTGCTGCGGCTTGGGACAAGGCTAGTCTCGAAGAAAAGGCACAAGTTGTTTCAGCTGCTTTTATTATGGCGGCCAATGCAATTGGAAGTGCAGCATCAGCAATGGCGGCATCGGCAAACAATAGAATATCAGGAATAGATAAACAAATAGATGCAGAAAATAAGCTAGACGGTAAATCTGCAGAGAGTGTAGCTAAAATCAAAGCACTGGAAGCAAAAAAAGAGCAAATAAAGAAAAAAGCTTTTGAAACCGATAAAAAGATGAAAATGGCGCAAGCAGTTATGAGTATCGCTGCGGGTGTTGCTGCTGCCTTGTCTATGGGGCCTTTTGGAATACCGCTTATTCCTATTATTGTTGGTATGGGAGCAATGCAGCTTGCCGCTATATCAAGTATGACTTTTCAAGGGGGTGCAAGTAGTGTTGCTTCTGCTGCCGGGCCTACACAAGTTAAAGTAGGAGGGGATCGACGCAGCACTACAGACCTTGCCAAGTCGCAAGGAGCTGGAGGAGAGCTTGCATACTTCCGAGGGGGTCAAGGAATTGGAGGTCCGGAAAACTTCCGACCTGCCGCAAGTGGCATGAAGTATAGGGCAAATGGTGGAAACACTGCATTTATGGTAGGAGAGCAAGGACCAGAAATGTTTATTCCTGAGCGTCCTGGAACAATTGTACCCTCTGATGAAACTCCACAGCTAGGTACGCCAATTAACGCAAATATTAATATCACAGCGCTAGATGCTGATGGGGTAGAGGATATTTTAATGAACCAACGAGGAAACATTATAGGTATGCTCAGAGACGCAGCAAATGCTAACGGAGAAACTTTTTTAGAGTCCGTTAGCGTACAGGAGTACTAATCGTGGCAATTCAAACTACATTACCCGATCCAATTAATAGAATAACAAACTCAGGGGACGACAGTGCAAATACTGGTACTGCGGGGCCTGGGTATAAAACTGTAAAAGTAAGTTCAGAGCAGCAAGTGCTACGAGATAAATCTAGATCAGGCGTAAGTTACCGAAGAATTAATCAGTACCATATGTGGAAGGTGGATATATCATACAATAAACTAACAAAAAGTCAGTTTAATACTGTGTACCCCTTCCTGCTTCAAAGACAGGCCTGGCAAGAAGCGTTTTTTGTTAATCTTCCTCAATACGATGTAACTAATAGGGGTGTTATAGCTACGTCTGTGGCCTCTAACTTGTTGCAGCCCGCAGGACAACAATACTTAGAAGTCGTTAATGACGCTAATATTGAAAGAGGCGATCTAATAACAATTTCAGATAGCACAGATAACACACATAAAAAAGCGTACAAAATAACCGCTGTTGAAAGCAATAAGTTATACGTATCTCCCACTCTACAAAGAAAGGTCGATACTACTTCTGCAAATGGTAGCCCAGCTATAACTTTTAATATTGCATCCCCTGAGATGCGTGTGACCTGTCCAAGTACTAACTTAGACTATACTGTGGACTCTTCTGGTCTTTACACTTTTTCTGTAAAACTAGAAGAAACTCTTTCATAAGGAATTATAATGGCTCTTCGTAATTTAGACAACACACTAAAACTTGCACTTATAGATAATGTGCCCCTACAAGTGTACCACTTAGTAAAGTTTGAGAAGCCTTCTAATATTTTATATACAGAAGAAAATATACCTACGACTGCATTTTCTTACTTAACGGATGCTCCATACCCTGTAGACTTTGGAGGAAGTACATATAATTGTACTAATTTTTCTAGTATCGGTGATGTATCCGAGGATGTAGTGGCAAAAGCTACCGGTATGACTCTTGCTTTAAATGCTAATAATTTAGGCAGGGAGGCTGTAGTAACGGCGTCTATTAGTATTGGAGCTGTCGGAGCCTCTACAACAATTATTATGGACTTAGATCTGTTTCAAGCAGGCTTCCAAATAGGTGATGAAGTAACTTTTACAAATGCAAACCATACTGTAGAAGCTAGAATTGACAGACTATATAGTGGTACTAATACCGAAAGAGCCGACGTAACTCTTTTATCTAGTGTTACTTCTGCAATAAGTAATGAAGTAATGACTGTAAGCTATAACAGCGCTTCAGTCGTAGGCTTAACCGGATCTGCTACCTCTCTAAGCTACCAAAATTACATAAATAAGAATGTATTTATACATAGATGTTTTGTAAATCCTAAAACAGGAAATCTTTATGGAAACCCTGTACTATTGTTTGAAGGAATTATTGCTAAGGGCGCTTTGAAAGAGTCCGGAGATAAAAAATCTATAATGACCTGGACCCTTACTAGTCATTGGGGAGATTTTGTTCGTGTACAAGGGCGTTTGACTTCCGATGAGTTTCACCAAGCTTTAGACGGTTCTGGTACATCAGTACGCTCTGCTTTATTAAAGCCGGAATACGAAGGAGACAAAGGATTTGAACACTCTGAGAAGTCTTTAAATGTTCTTGCGCCTTATATTGATACAGCTACCCGACCCAAGTTAAAGAAAAGCAGTAGTTACTTTGGTCTGCGACAAAGCTATTCTCAGGTAGAGGAAACTTATGAGATCAAAAAAGAGTTAGATTTAAGCATAAATTTAGCGGCAAAATTTCTTCCAGTTGTGTACGGTGTAAATAGAATAAGCTGTATTCCAGTATTTGCAGATATAGAGCTAGGAGAGTTTGGCAGTGTAGACAATGGAAGCCAAAGTGCCCGCACAACAGACCTATGGACGGCTAATGCAATATCAGAAGGCCCAATCAGAGCCATCTATGATGTTATAGTAGATGATGAAGGCCTAGTGTGTAGAGACCTTAAAGATGCCGATCAAAGAGGCGAAGGTAATTCTGTTGATAGTTATACAGGCTCACTCTGCGTAGGTAACATGACAAAGGGAGATGTTTTAGCGGGAATTAGCGAGTACAATTATTCGGGGGAGGACTTCACAAGAGCAGAGATAGCAATACGCTACACTCAAGAGAATTGGAATGCATGGGAGGCTGCTTTAAATGACTCATTAGGCGCTCTTGAAGCATTAGATGGGCAACCCTACACTGCACCACAACCTGTAGATATTACAGATCCTACTCAATTTAGAGCGGTAGGCCCTATTGGTCTTACTCACCAAAAAAACTTTAATTTTAATTTTGGAGGAGATAACGATTTTATTAATATAACGCTTCATGCGGGATTGTTATTTCAGCCGCCTGATGCTAATTTATTAACTATTGCTAGAAACAAAAAGTTTAAAATACAAAATAGCTACTACGAGGGCTCTACTGATATTAGAGATTATTGGAGCAAAGATCATAGACTCGCTGATACTTCGTATGTTGTACAAAAAGATTCTATTTCAGCGTCCTCTGGCCAACAGCCTGCCTTTGATTATATTGTAAAAGGTAAGTATGTAAATTGTGTAAACTACGATGGAAGCTATAAAGGCTTAGTGCCTGCTGCAAGAAATACTTCGTATAACTTAGGAGATATAGTTCAGCTAACAGTAACTTCCGGAGGCTCTACCTCCACTACTACCGCTAGAATTGCTGACAAATGGTACATGTATGATATAGTTGGTACTCAAGATTGGCGCTTTAAGTTTGAAAGTGTATCTGGATCAAATGTAAGTTTAGTAGATTTGGTTACAACCGGAGAAGCTCCGTATATTGTTATGAGGCCCCTAGATTCCAGTAATAATCCTATAAGTGGAGTAGACTGGGTAATGTCAAAAGAAACTTATACCGGTAATGTGGCCGCCCCAGAGTACACTCCTGATTCTAGTATCAAGTACGATGTAGGAGGTTTAATAATAGACGGGACCTCCGCCTCTTTTGTGCTTAATTCTGTAGACCTTATTTTTGAACGGTATACGGAGCAAGTTGACAATCCATTTTATGACCCATACGGAGACGATGAGGTTACGGGAAGTGACCCTTTTGTTGAAATTAATACTGTTCTTTATGGTTTAGATTTACACGAGCTTTATACAGACGCGTTCGCAAAAACAGCGATAGAAACAGTGGCTGCTATTGGACCCTCAGGTGGGGTAATAAATATTACAACTGCGTTTGGGAACCAGTACTTTAATATACCTTTAAGAGCTAAAACTATTGCTGCTTCTTTTACCTCTGAACGTCAAGGTCTTGTAATTATTTCAGAGCAGTCTACAGAGCCTCTAAGTTACCTTGATAACTTTATGCGAGCTCTTCAAGTCGCTAGAACCAATGGGATTATAAGTACTGCATATAGTCTTGTTACTGACGGAACTACAGTGTTGGGTGATTATTATTCCAATCAAGGAGGTACTCTAATAGGAGTAAGATCGCTTATAAACAGCAACATACCTACTACTAGAATTTATAGTTATAATTTAATACAACAAGATCCAACAGACACTTTTGTGCCTAGTACTATCGCTAGTCGTTTAAGGATTAATTTTATAGAAGGTGACAGCACTTTAGCTAGGACCCATACTTTTGTAAATACACCCGACGATTCTACATTGTCTGCTTGGTGTGATACAAACAACGTTTTATGTCTGGTAGCTACCATGAACTTAGCTCACCATATGGATTTAATTAGAGGTTCGGGGTTTCCTGCAACGGACTATGACTACTATTACGGAGCAGAGGAAGACGGGTCTGACGTAGGTGAGGCAGCGCTAGAAATTAGCCCCCAAGATGCAAGGGTTACAAATAACCCTGCAATGATTCTTTTGGACTACCTACTTAGTAGAAGGTACGGAAAAGGATTAAAGCCGTCTTTAATCGACTTTGCATCTTTTAAAGAGGCTGCACGTACTTGCGATGAAGGGTCTGATGTTACTATTCAAGTAGTACAAGCTTCGAGTACGCTTGGTTCAACTGCCGTAGGCAACCTCTGTAGGTACCCGGCAGACGTTAGTCAACCAATACTATTCCAAGGAACTATTAAAGAAATTAATCTTAATACTGCTAGTGTTGAGGTATCCGCAGGTAGTACGCAAAACGTCCATGAAATTACCTTCACTAACTGTACAGGAAAGTTGGGCAGGGCGTGGAGAAATTCTGAAGTTTATTATGCAAATGAGATAGTATGGTCCAAAGGGGGAGGATGTACAGTTGTATCTAGCACCGGAACTACTACAGATCCAGGCACTACATCACAAAGCACACCAATACAGATTCGTAATTTAACCTTAAACAGCACGCTTACTATTGACCATCAACATAGTAGAAACTTAGAAATTACAGCAAGTAGTGGCCAATATCCTAATACGAGCTTCAAGGCCCCTTCTGGAAATCCTATTGTTAAACAAATAGATAAAAGTACAGGAGTTGCTAGAATACTTTCAGGGTACTCTCTGTATGATAGTGATGAAGTACGTTATTGGAAGTACCTTGGCTGGGACTCGTGGGATCAGCGTTGGGTAACAAGACACCAGATTAATCCAGTCATTGATACCTCTCAAAAACTTTCTGAAAACGTAAATACTCTTTTAGCACAATTTAATGGTATACTAAGATACAGTAATGGAAAGTATTTTTTAGATATAAAAACTAAAGCTAAGCCTTTGGCTGATTTTGATACAAATGTCGAAGTTATAACAGAAGAAGATATTATAGGAGACATAAAACTAGACGATAAAGGGATATCGAAAACTTTTAACGCTTTTAGTGCCCAAATAAGTGACCCCTCACTTTTATTTGCCAATAGAACGGTTTCGTTTTTTAACTCTAATTATCTTCTTCAGGATAAGGGCATACCTCGACAAGGCACGTACCGAGCTCCTGCAATAACAAATTATTTTAATTTACGATTAAACGCTCAGCAAGCTTTAGATGAGTCTAGGGCGGGCTTAACTATTAGCTTTACAATGGCTCCAAAAGGCTACTTACTATTAGCAGGAAATATTATTTTAATAACCTACGCTCAATTTAATTGGGTTAATAAGCTATTTAGAATAGAAAGTCTAAAAATAAAAAGCAACTTATTAGTAAACGTAGTTGCTGTCGAACACAATGATGAAGCATACTTGCTGAAGTCTATGGCTAACGATATAGTTACTCCCTACGGAGAGCCGGCTTCTCATTCTGATATACTTATTGATAGACCTGTAAATTTAATCGCAAGTAATATTGTAAAAGAGCAGGGGGCTGTTGGAGGAATAAACCTTGATTGGACTAATACACCAGACTACAATTCGTCCACTCACTCAGTAGAAGTATGGGTCTCTCCCACATCAAGCTTTGCAGACGCTACTCACACTCTTACCGCTTCTGGAGGCACAATCACAGATCCAGTTTTAGATGAGTCAGGTACTGCTATAAGATATTACTGGATACGATATAAAGTAGCAGCAGGTTTAAATTCTAGCTCTAATAACTTAGACCCTATATTCTCTAAGTTTTACCCTTCTACAACACAGCGGGGCATAAAAGGAGTTGGAGCGGCCAGTACTCCAGAAAGAATACATGGCATAGTAAAAGGGGCCACAAGTAATACTAACGCAAAAATTTCAAATGATATATCACAAGAAATATTTTCACTAGGAGCAAACTGGACTACTAGCTCTACGCCCGCTGGAGCTCATACAGTTAGAAGGCTAACTCAGCCTGGAGGTACTAAAAGATATGACTTTGTTTGGAACGGGTTATTACTAGCGCAAAAGTTTAGAGGCCCTAGTGATACCCACACTCTTTCTGATATTACTTTGACAGTTTTGGGAGAGACGTACTATGTTGGGAGTATTCAAAGCAGTTACAGCACTACTAGTACTATAACTGAAGGAACGCAAAACTGGGACTTCTTTTCTATAAAAACTACAAGAACAGACGGTATAGCTCAAGGTACAGAAAAATTTATTTTTGACGATTATTCGGCAAGCCTTGCAAGCCATGCAGCTCCTACAAATCCGGGAGATCTTACACAAGTAAATGCGGAGTTAGATTTATCTAATATCTCAGACAGTGATGCTAGAGAGCTATATGTTATTTTTGACCATAGTACTCCCAAGTGTTTCTTGGCCCAGTGGGATAAGACTAGCAACACACAAGGTCCGCCTTACTGGAGAGATATTGGAGATGGCACAGCTACTCTAAGTACAGCATGGGCCTCTATTAGTGGCACATCTTTTACAGATGTTGCAGGGTTCAATATTAAGGGTGTTGGTACTTCTTTCCTTACAGACTTAGTGGAAGGGGACGTAGTGGCCTTTTTAGCGGCTCCTCTAACAAGTAGCTCTACTACAGTAGGGTCTTACTCCGCTACTGTACAGGAAGTGTTTTCCGATACACTTTTTAGAGTTGACGTACAGAATTCAGGAGCCTCATCAACAATAAATTATTTATATAAAACATCGTATCGTCCGGATTTAGAGAATGATGCAGTAATTGCAGAAATTAATAGGGGAAGCTAATGGCAGGTAAAGTAGTAGCAGAAGTTTGGTTAGATGTTCGCCCCTTTAATGGGGGGCCAGGAATAGGTCCGGGCCCTATAGCAGGAGGTACAGGGTCTGGCGGGTCTTTTCAAAATGTTCAAGAAGCTCTAAATCAAGGTATTATAATAGATCAAGTTGATGGAGGGATTACCTTTTTAGGACAGGGGTCTATTAAAGGTGGGAAAACTTCTTACGATGTTGGTAGCGGCTTTTGGCTGGGAGGAGACGGAGACACAGACCTCTATTATAAAGTAGCAATTGGAGATCCGAACGGTGATACGTTTAATTGGGACGGCCAAGAAATAAACTCTAAAATGAATAATTTAGAGCTTAGAGGTTATTTACGGGGGCCCTCAGCTTTTGTTATTGATCCAGCTACTCATGGCGATAATACCGGAGAAGTAATTATTGCAGGTAATTTGGAAGTGGCAGGGGGCACTATACAAGGCCCCTCAGACCTTTTAATTGATCCAGCTGCTCATGGAGATAATACCGGAGAAGTAACTATTGGAGGAAATTTAGAAGTAGCAGGAGGCACTGTATCAGGGCCCTCTACTCTTACAATAGATCCTGCGGGCGTAGGAAACAATACAGGTCTTGTTGTTATTGCCGGGAGTTTGCAAGTAGACGGAACTACCACTACTGTCAACAGTACAGAAATGACTGTAGATGATATAAATATTGTACTTGCAGACGGTGCAGCCAATGCTGCGGCTGCTGATGGAGGCGGTATCACTCTTGAAGGTGCAAATGCTACTATTACTTATACAGCCTCGGGAGATAGATGGAACTTAAACAAAGGGTTGGACATAACCGGAGATCTTACAGTCACAGGAAGCATAGACGCTACTGTAGATATCACTGCCGCAGGAGCCCTTGAGGGTGCTAGTCTAGATATAGGCTCCGGCAATCTTACCTCAGACTCTAACGGTAATTTGGTCGTGGAGGGGAGTACAAATTTAAAAGGTAACGTGCAGATAGGTAATGCTACTAGTGATACTATAGCCTTTACTGCTAGAGCATCTAGCGACTTTATACCAAGTGCACATAATACTCATGATCTAGGCTCCACGGATTTAAGGTGGCAGAAATTATATACTCAAGCTTTAAGCACTGTAGACCTAGAGGTAGATAACTTAACTGTTTCTGGAGCCACACAAGGGTACATTCTTAAACAGACCACATCACCTACTAGCCCTCTTTCTTTTGTAGATCATGTAAGCACAGAATTAAACGACGTTTCTAATACCGGAGCTTCTGATAATCAAATACTAAAGTATGATTCTACTGCAAGCGAATACCAACCAGTAGATCATGTAACCACAGAATTAAATGACGTTTCTAATACCTCAGCTTCTGATAATCAAATACTAAAATATGATTCTACTGCAAGCGAGTATCAACCAGTAGATCATGTAACCACAGAATTAAATGACGTTTCTAATAGCGCAGCTTCTGATAATGACGTGTTAATTTATGATACCAGTAGTAGTCAGTATGCCCCAGCACAATTTTCTTTAAGCAACTTAATTGACATAAGTATTGCTGATCCTGCGCAAGGCGATTTGCTTGTATACCAAGAAGCAGACGATAAGTGGCACAATAAAACTAAAGTAGGTGCAGGCTTTGCAGATATTGCAATGTCCGGTAGCTGGGCGGATCTTTCAAATACTCCTACTACTATTGCAGGCTACGGTATTACTGATGCTTTGACATTAGGAACTACAGCAACTACAGCGCTCGCTGGTGATACTGTTATTCCTGCAGCGTATGCTGATAGTGATGTAGATACTCATTTAAATACTTCTACTGCTGCTAATGATGAAGTGCTCTCTTACAATGGTAGTGACTATAATTGGACTACTGTAGCCTCTATCGGAATGGAATTTAGTGACTTAACTAGTACTCCTACTACTATTGCAGGCTACGGTATTACTGATGCTTTGACATTAGGAACTACAGCAACTACAGCACTGGCTGGTGATACTGTTATTCCTGCAGCGTATGCTGATAGTGATGTAGATACTCATTTAAATACTTCTACTGCTGCTAATGATCAAGTGCTCTCTTATAATGGTAGTGACTATGCTTGGGTTAGTGCGGGGTCTGTGTCATCAATAGCATTTGGTGACTTAACTAGTACTCCTACTACTATTGCAGGCTACGGTATTACTGATGCTTTGACATTAGGAACTAGTTCAACTACAGCACTGGCTGGTGATACTGTTATTCCTGCAGCGTATGCTGATAGTGATGTAGATACTCATTTAAATACTTCTACTGCTGCTAATGATCAAGTGCTCTCTTATAATGGTAGTGACTATGC